ACGGTGCTACCAGCATCGAGGCTTCGGAGCGCGTCACACACAGGATGCGCAAGACCGAGAACGAGACCAAGAAACTTCAGGTGGCTGGGTTCTGGCGCGATGATGTAGAGCTGGGCAAGCCGCAAGTCGTGATGGACGATGTCGAGAAACAAAAGGCCAAGGATCAGGGGTTTGATGCATCAGCAACAGACAACCGATACCAGATCCTTGAAATGCACGTCAATCTGGATTTAAAGGGCTATGAAGACAAACTTGAGAATGGAACTCCTTCCGGAATCGAATTACCGTACGTCGTCACAATTGAGAAAGGTACAAGTACTGTACTCGCAATCCGACGGAATTGGATTAAAGACGATCCACTTAAGTTACGACGACAACACTTTGTCCACTATGGATACATACCCGGATTCGGGTTCTACTATTTCGGGCTTATACATCTTATCGGGGGTCATTCCCGCGCAGCTACTAGCCTTCTTCGCCAGCTTATCGACGCTGGAACGCTCAGCAATCTTCCGGGCGGACTTAAGGCCAATGGTCTGCGAATCAAAGGAGACGACACCCCCATCAGCCCCGGAGAGTTCAGAGACGTAGACCTGCCCTCGGGTACCATCAAAGATAATATTCTGCCGCTCCCATACAAGGAGCCAAGTCAAGTCCTGTTGGCCCTGATGAATCAGGTCATTGAAGACGGCCGCAGATTCGCTGCCGTCGCTGACTTAAAAGTCAGTGACATGTCTTCCCAGTCTCCAGTGGGTACGACGCTCGCCATTCTAGAGCGTGTATTGAAAGTCATGTCAGCGGTGCAGGCCCGCATTCATTACACAATGAAGCAGGAGTTCAAGCTCCTCGCTGCCATCATTCGCGACAATACTTCGGAGGACTATGACTATGACCCCGAAGTTGGGCCGGCCTGCGCGAAACGCTCTGATTATGATTGCTGTGATGTTATCCCCGTATCCGATCCTAATGCTTCTACTATGTCGCAGCGCGTGGTTCAATATCAGGCGGTGCTGCAGCTATCTCAGACAGCGCCGCAGATCTACGACCTGCCGTTCCTCCACAGACAGATGATTGAGACTCTGGGTGTCAAGAATGCCCAGAAGATCATCCCGATGAAGACTGACATGCTGCCACTGGACCCAGTGTCCGAGAACATGGCAGTGCTGATGGGCAAGCCCGTCAAGGCATTCCTGTACCAAGATCACGAGGCCCACATTGCCGTACATATGGCCGCGATGCAGGACCCAAAAATTCAGCAGATCATCGGGCAGAACCCACAGGCCCCGGCGATCATGGCAGCGGGTCATGCACATCTTATGGAGCATGTGGCCTACCACTATCGCAAGGAGATCGAGAAGCAGCTTGGTGCCAATCTGCCGCCTCCTCCAGACTTCGAAGGGACGGACCCGGACGTTGGGCATCTGCCGCCTGAAGTTGAAGTCAGGATTTCTGCTTTGGCCCAGCAGGCCGCAGGCAAGCTCTTGCAGAAGGACCAGCAGGAGGCAGCGGCGATGCAGGCCCAGCAGCAGGCCCAAGACCCGCTGATCCAGATGCAGCAACAGGAGCTGCAGCTCAAGCAGCAAGAACTGCAGATGAAGCAGCAAGACATGCAGATGAAGAACCAGCTGGCCCAGCAGGAGTTGCAGATCAAGCAGCTGGAGTCACAGAGCAAGATTGAGGTCACCAAGGCCGAGACCATGCGCAAAGGACGCAAGGACATTCTTGATGCTTCGGCCAAGAGCGATGATATTGACCTGCGGACACAGGACATGCAGATGCGTGCCCATCAGGCTGGCGCGCAGCTGGGTGTACAGGCAGCGCAGCAGAAACATCAGCTGGCGGTTACAGCGGCACAGGCTGAGGACCAGCACAAGCTGGCTCAGGGACAGCAGCAGCTTGAAGGGGCCAAGTTAGGAGCAGACATTGCTAAAACTAAGCTGGATCATCGTGTGGATCTTCACAAGCACGCCGTCGACACCGCCGCCGACATCCACAAGCACGCCATTGACACTGCCTCCGACATGCACAGTCACGCCGTGGATACTGCCGTGGATCTACATAAACAGCAGTCCGAGCAGCAAGCAGACCTCCGTAAACATGCTTCCAAACTCCACACGGATATCCACATGCACGACGGAGGCTTAGCCACCGACCTGCATAAGCACGAGACCCAGCACGAGCACGATGCGGTGATGGAGAAGATGAAGCACGACCATCAGCTGGAGCTTGAGAAACAGAAACTTGAGCAGCAGAAGCTGGCTGCCAAAGAGGCTGCGAAGAACAAACCGAAACCGGGAGCTAAGAAGTGAGCGACGCTCGGGACACGCTTGAGTTTTTTAAGAAACGGCTGACTGAGAGAATTGGACATTACACTGAGGCTGCAGCCAGCGGGCAGTGCAAGGATTTTAGTGATTATCAGTTTTTGTGTGGGCGCGTGAAGTCATTCCGCGAAATCATGCAGCTGGTAGACGAAGTAATTCGCAAAATTGAAATAGGAGATGGCGAAGGTGACTGAGTATGCAGTTATTGAAACAAAGAAAGAGGCCGAGGAAAAAGCAAAACAACTACCTGACCCAGTGGGCTATCGCCTGCTGTGCATGGTGCCGAAGGTTGAGAAAACTTTTGGTGGTGTGATTGCTAAGTCTGAGAAAGAGATTTTTACTGAGGAACAGACCAGTGTTGTTCTTTATGTTTTGAAGATAGGCCCGGATGCCTATAAAGACAAAGTGCGGTTCCCAAACGGACCGCTGTGCAAGGTTGGCGATTTTATAATTGTTCGTTCTTATTCAGGAACGCGGCTCAAAATTCACGGTGCTGAATTCCGCATCATCAACGATGACACCGTCGAAGCAATTGTTCAGGATCCACGCGGCATTGGCCGTGCAGGCTAAGGAGTAAATCATGGCAGAAGCAGAATTTCGATTCCCCGACCAGCTAGAGATAGATGGTCCGGGCAAAGAGAAAGTAAAAATTGAGGTTGTGGATGACACCCCACCCGCAGATCGCGGCCGGGCTCCGCTACCAGACAATATTAAAGATGAGCTGGATAAAGACGATCTCACTGAGTACAGTGAGAAGGTCCAGCAGCGCATGGCCCAGCTTAAAAAGAGCTGGCATGACGAACGCCGTGCCAAGGAAGCCGAGGCCCGCGAGAAGGCTGAGGCGCTCCGGGTGCTTCAGCACGAACGCGAGCAAAATCAACAGCTTAAGCAGCGAATCAATACTGGAGAGAAGATCTTCATTGCTGAGGTTGGCAGCGCTGCAAAGCAGGCGCTGGAATCTGCGCGGGCCAAGATGAAGGCAGCTTATGACGCTGGCGACTCTGCTCTTATAGTAGAGGCGCAGGAGGCGATGGCCGAAGCTAAGATCAAGGCGCGCGAAATAGAAGGTTTTAAACCCTCTTTACAAGATCAAGATACTAGTGTACAAACAACTCAACAGGTTCAGCAGCCCCCTCGTCCAGCTTTTGACCACAAGGCAGAAGAATGGAAGAGCAAGAACCCTTGGTTCGGGGATGACTCTGAAATGACAGCTTCGGCGCTGGGCCTGCATGAGAAGCTAGTCAGACAGGGCGTAAGCCCTAGCAGCGACGAATATTACCGTCAGATAGACGCAACTATGCGGAAGCGATTCCCCGAGAACTTCGAGGACGCTCCCCAGCCGGACCAAGTCCGCAGAGCTGCCACAGTAGTTGCTCCCGCATCGCGGTCTACCGCGCCCCGACAGATCAGGCTCACGACTTCACAAGTTGCTCTGGCCAAACGGCTTGGAGTTACACCCGAAGCGTACGCCCGTGAATATCTAAAGCTGGAGAACACTAATGGCTGATCAAGTAGCTGGACGCATAGCGCGTGAGATGGAGACTAGGGAAGCAACCAAGCGGACTGAGGTATGGACCCCACCGCAGCTGCTGCCCTCACCGAACCCGGTGGACGGAATTGAGTTTAAGTACATCCGGATAAGCCTGATGGGCAATAACGATCCCACCAACGCCTCCGCGATGTTCAGAGAAGGATGGGAGCCTGTGAAGGCTGCTGAAGTGCCTGAGATCCAGCATAGTCCGGATCCGAACAGTCGCTTCAAGGACAATGTAGAGATTGGTGGTTTGCTGCTTTGTAAGATTGCAGCTGAGCGGGTGAAGGCGCGGCGTGAATACTACGCCAAGCAGACGCAGGCTCAGGTAGATGCGGTAGATCAGAGTTATTTGAAGGCGAAGGACGCGCGGTCGAATATGGAACTCTTCAGTGAGAAGAAGACCACGACCACTTTTGGAAAAGGGTCAAAGTAATTTAGGAGATTTAAATGGGTTATCCTACTATTTCATCGCCGTACGGACTGAAGCCGTATAACTTGCTTGGCGGTCGGGTCTATTCGGGATCAACCCGTATGGTTCCGATTACTAGTGGTTACTCCAGTGCCCTGTATAACGGTGACGTTGTGCAGCTGGGCACGGGTGCCAATATCGGTACTTTGATTGCCAGTGGTCTGTCTTACAACACGGCTTCGCCGGTTGCTGGCACCATCGGCATCTTCGTAGGTGCTGAATACACTACGGCCAGTGGACCGATCTACGGCAAGAATCGCTGGCAGTACTGGCCCGCGAGCACCGTGGCGACTGACGCTGTCGGCTATGTAGTGGATGACCCATTTGCTCTGTTCCGTTGCGTGGTTGTCTCGGGTGGCGCGACTGGCGGCACTACCCTGCAGTATGTCAATCAGGCATATATCGGTGCCAACGTGTACTACATTGCTGGTACCGGCAACACCACCACGGGTGATTCGACTTCGGCTGTAGCTATCAGCGCTTCTGCAACCAGCACTTCAGCCATCACCCCGCTGACGACCACGGCTCCGTTTCGTATCGTGCAGGTGATCCCGGATACTGCTGTGAACGTGGTTGCTCCTGCGACTTCCAGCAGCACGACCATTACGCTGGCTGCGGCTAATACGGCGATTCTGCCGGGCATGGCAATCAATGGCCCCGGCATCACGGTTGGTTCGAACACCTACGTAACGACTGTTAACAGCACGACTGTCACTATTAATACCGCAGTGACGACCAACCAAGGTACTGCGACTAACTTCACTTTCACAGGTTACCCGGAAGTGGTTGTTGGCTGGACGACTGGGTACCACAGCTACTTTAACGCGACTGGCGTTTAATACTTAAGGGAGCATATAGATGGCTATTTCACGTGCACAACTCTTGAAGGAGCTGCTCCCCGGCCTGAACGCTTTGTTCGGCATGGAGTACGCGACTTATGGCGAGGAACACAAAGAGATCTACGAAGTAGAGACCTCCGAGCGTTCCTTTGAGGAAGAGACCAAGCTGTCGGGTTTCAATGCAGCTCCGGTAAAGAACGAAGGTCAGGCCATTGCGTACGATAATGCGCAGGAAGCATGGACTGCTCGTTACAACCACGAGACCATCGCTCTCGGGTTTGCAATTACCGAAGAGGCCATTGAGGATAACCTCTATGACAGTCTCTCCAAGCGCTACACCAAGTCTTTGGCGCGCGGTATGGCCTACACCAAGCAGGTCAAGGCTGCCTACATCATCAACAACGGGTTCACTTCCCAGTTTGTTGGTGGTGATGGTGTGTCACTGTTTAACAGCGCTCACCCGCTGACCAGCGGTGCTACTAACAGCAATACCTTCTCGACTTCACCAGACCTGAATGAGACTTCGCTTGAAGCAGCTGTCATCCAGATTGCTGCGTGGACTGATGAGCGTGGACTGCTGATTGCGGCCAAGCCCCGCAAGCTGATCATTCCACCTAACAACATGTTCGTCGCCAAGCGCCTGCTTGAGACCGAGCTGCGTGTTGGAACGACTGATAATGACATCAATGCTCTTAAGTCGATGGGCGCGATACCGGAAGGCTTCAAGGTCAACCACTTCCTCACTGATACCCATGGCTGGTACCTGCTGACGGATGTGCCGAATGGCCTCAAGCACTTCGTCCGCGTCCCGCTGCAGAACAGCATGGATGGAGACTTTGACACCGGCAACGTCCGCTATAAGAGCCGCGAGCGTTATAGCTTCGGCTGGTCGGATCCGCTGGGTGTCTTCGGAGTTTCTTAATAGGATCTAGGTTTTAGAGCCGTGCAGACCGACCTAGCGGGCGATGCACAGACTGCACGGCGATCTAGTGCATTAGGAGTTTGATATGAGTCTACGTACATTCCTTGGCCCCCTGCTTGGTGGCACGGTCAAAAGCGTTAATCCGATTATTGATACTTCGGCTACGCCGAGTGCTAATTATCTGACGTGGTCCTCTACCCAGACCAGCTGGTCGGGTGGTTACCATAATACGGGCGCAAGTGATT